GGGTGAGATACAAAAATCACTACAACAAAGACTACAAGATATAGGGGACGCCATTCTGACTGGAGGGGTTGACAATATGGAGAAATACAAGTATTTAGTAGGACAGGCGCATGCCATACAATTAACATTACAGGATATCTCTAACCTGCTAAAACCACAGAAGGAGCAAGATGAGCAAGGAAACGTTATCGACATCAGCAAAGGAAGTACCAAAAATTAAACTTGGACTTCAAGAAAAATACGAAGAAGAGAAAAAAACTTTACCACCTGAAACAGAACCATTAAGTCCAGAAAATATTGGAGTTGAAACTGTAGATGAACTACCAAGTCCATCAGGATATAGAATTTTAGTTTTACCTTTTACACCTAAAACTAAAACAAAAGGTGGAATATTATTTTCACAAGAAACTTTAGATAAAGCAAGAATCGCAACTACTTGTGGTTATGTTTTAAAAATGGGACCATTAGCTTATAAAGATAAAGATAAGTTTGAGGAACCTTGGTGTAAAAAAGGAGAGTGGGTTATCTTTGCTCGTTATGCGGGTTCAAGATTACCAATAGAAGGTGGAGAAGTGCGAATACTTAACGATGATGAAGTTTTAGGAACTGTAAAAGATCCCGAATCTCTTCTTCATTTAATTTAACCACATAGGAGAAACTATGCCAGACGATATAAGAGCATCAGAAGAATTAATTGACGTAGGCGAAACAGTCGGAGCAGATATTAATTTAGACGACAAAGGAGAACCGGTAAAACAAGAGGAAGTTGTAGAAGAAAAAATAGAAGTTGAACAGGTTCCAGAAGATAAATCTTTTGAAAACGAAAGAGAAGTTAAACTTAAAAAACCTGAAGAAAAAGATGAGTTAAAAGATTATAGTGACGGCGTTCAAAAACGTATTGCTAAATTAACTCGTAAAATGAGAGAAGCAGAGAGACAAAGAGAAGAAGCTGTCACTTATGCACAAAATGTTACTCATCAAAAAAATCAAGCAGAAAGTAGATTATCTAAATTAGATAAATCTTATGTATCTGAATTTGAAAGTAGAGTTACAACTAGTTTAGCAGCAGCAAAATTAGCTCTTAAAAATGCTATTGAATCTCAAAATGTAGAAGCACAAATTGCAGCACAAGAACAGTTAGCTAATATATCTGTAGAAAATGCTAGATTAAATTCTATGAAAAGAGATAATGTTGAAACTCCTAAAGAAAAAGAAGTTAGAGTTAACCCTCAACAAAGACAACCTACACAACAATCAGATCCTAGAGCTGAAGAATGGGCTAGTGATAACACTTGGTTTGGAAATGATACTGCAATGACTTATACGGCTTTTGACATACATAAAAAGCTTGTAGAGCAAGAAGGTTATGATCCAAAATCTGATGAATATTATGAAGAAGTAGATACAAGAATAAGACTTGAATTTCCTCATAAGTTTGATAAGGTAGTGGATACAACTACAAAAAGAGCAAAACCTGCTCAAGCTGTAGCATCGGCTAATCGTTCGGCCACATCAGGACGCAAAAAGACTGTGAAACTCTCACCATCACAGGTAGCAATAGCTAAAAGATTAGGTGTGCCGCTAGAAGACTATGCGAAACAATTAAATATCACGGAAGGATTATAAGTCTATGGAAAATGAAAAAATAAAAACCTCACGTGCGAGTTCTACTAGAGCTAAAGAAGCTAAAAAAACTACGTGGACTCCACCCAACTCACTTGATGCACCAGCTGCGCCACATGGGTTCAGACACAGATGGATAAGAACAGAAGTTCTTGGTTTCGACGACACTAAAAACGTTGCCGGTAAACTAAGAGAAGGATGGGAGTTAGTGAGAGCTGACGAATATCCTGACATGGATTATCCAGTCATGGACACAGGTAAATACGCAGGGGTAATTGGAGTGGGTGGCCTTGTGCTAGCAAGGATAGCCGAAGAAATCGCGCAATCTCGTGAAGCATATTTTGCAAAACAAAATATGGAAAGAGATGTAGCAGTGAATAACGATTTACTTAAGGAACAGCACCCAAGCATGCCGATCAATCAAGATAGGCAATCGCGAGTAACTTTTGGTGGTACTAAAAAATAATTCTAGGACCAACAAATTAAATTAATCGTATCGACCCTTCGGGGTAGATATATAACAAGGAACAAAAAATATGGCAAACGCACAAACAGCGGGCTATGGATGCAGACAGACTATGGCAGTTGGAAATACTCCAGCTACAGGTGGTCAATCTGAATTTCTAGTTCAAGCTTTAGCAACTAATGTTGCTATCAAAAAAGGAAGCCCTGTCGCAATGCAAACTGCAGCAGGTAACGGCTCTCTTGGATTTATCCAAGACACATCAGCACTGGCTATGACAGATGGTGTACAAGGTGGCGTAGGATGGGCACACAATAGAGCAAACACAAACAAAGTCTTAGGTGTTTTCAATGGCGCAACTTTTGTTGACGCAAACGGAAAACCTTCATGGACTAATGGTTTGAATGCAGGTCAATTGACTTCAGTTGATTACAACACGGGTAGTGCAAATATTACAGCATTTGCAAACTCTAACCCTGCACAAGAGTACACAGTAAGAGCTGACGCAGCATTAACTAATGCTAGCTTCAACGGACTGACTAACAATGGTTTCAACTTAAATTCAGTTGGTGCAGGCGTAAATGGTCAATCTGATTCTACTTTAGATTTAAGTGGAGTTGCAACTACTGGCGTAGCTAACTATATGTGGAAAATTGTAAGATCAGCAAATGTTATGGATCAGTCAGACGTTACAGTCGCTGGTGCAGATCTTATCGTTGTTATTAACCCTCAAGCAAGCGCGTACTTGAACTAACCCTAAATAGGAGAATATAAACATGGCAATATCAAGAGCACAACTAGTTAAAGAACTAGAGCCAGGTCTAAATGCACTATTTGGACTTGAGTACAGACAATATGCAGATGAAACAAAAGAGATTTTCGACACAGAATCTTCAGACAGAGCGTTTGAAGAAGAAGTGATGTTATCTGGTTTCGGAAATGCAGCAGTTAAAGCTGAAGGCCAAGGCATTCAGTTCGACGATGCACAAGAAACGTTCACTGCAAGATACACAAACGAAACGATCGCACTAGCGTTCGCAATCACTGAAGAAGCGATTGAGGATAATTTGTATGACAGACTAGCGTCTAGATATACAAAAGCACTAGCAAGATCTATGGCGTCTACTAAAAACATCAAAGGTGCAGCAGTACTGAACAATGCGTTCAATGCAGCATTTGCTGGTGGAGACGGTGTAGCTTTAATAAGCACAGCACACCCAACACTTGCGGGAACTTTTTCAAATAGATTGACAACTAATGCTGATCTAAATGAAACTTCTCTTGAGCAGTCGTTAATCGACATCGCAGCGTACACAGACGAAAGAGGCTTAAAAGTTGCAGCTAGAGGAATGAAATTAGTAATTCCATCTAACTTACAATTTACAGCTGATAGACTGATGAACACTAAAGGCAGAGTTGGAACAGCTGATAATGATTTGAATGCAATCAATAACATGGGAATGATCCCTGAAGGTTACGTAGTAAATCACTACTTAACTGATACTGATGCTTTCTTCATTAAAACTGATGTACCAAATGGTCTTAAGCACTTTAGCAGATCACCTATCAAAACTACTATGGAAGGCGACTTCGATACTGGTAATGTTAGATACAAAGCTAGAGAGAGATACGTATTTGGTTTCTCGGACCCAAGAGGAATCTTCGGTTCTCCAGGAGCATAATAAATAATTTAAAGGGCCGCCTAAAAACGGCCCTTTTTTTAACTACAACAAGGTGTGTAAATGAAAAAGACTTCCATAAATATCTGGGCCTATAGTCATCATGCAAAATTTGATATTGAGCATGCTGAAGATACAGCTGAAAGTGTTGAACAAGCAATACTTGACAAACTAGGACAAAAGAGTATAAAATGGGAGTATCTCGGAAACAACTATAATACTGGGACAAATCGAATAACTTATGAGGAGGTTATAGATGATACAAGACCTGTACAAACAAAAATGGTCCTTGGAGTTGAAGTGGCAACAGGAGCATCTAGATAATAATAGATATACTCTTGAGATGGTTAGAATTGATGACAAAGTTAAAAGAGTCATTACTGATATCAAGCTAGAAGAAGCAGCTATTGCCCACAGACAAAATCAAGTTGATGGCGTCGCTCCACAAGTTTCTGTAGCAACTTAGACAAAAGCTACATTGCTGAAATGCATAAATACCTTAGGATCTCTTGCACTCTACTCAAAAATAACATATA